TTCATAATGTAAATTGTAAGCGAGGGCAAGATATGAAATAGTTTTCAATAAACCTAATTTATTTTACCATCACTTTTAATTTTGCAATTATTCTCGTATTATTCTCGTCAACAACTTCTCTTGAAAATTGGATAGCTTTTGCCTTTTCAATTTCACTGAGTATTTCCATCCCTGACGAGAATTGTATCTGTTCTTCTGAAACCATTAATAATTCCTCATTGGGATATATCTGTTTGCTTATAATGATTTTAGTTTTCATCTCTTCATCATTTTAAAGATTACACTTTCTTCACTCGCTACATGGAACACACCCAAAGAATCTGCAACTGCTTCATCAATATATTTAGTGCCTGTTACCCACCTATCTCCGAATATAGCTGTCATTGCATCTATCATTTCATTCTTAGCTGCTGATAACTTCCCTAAAGCACATTTTTTGGCATCCCCTTCTGAGTAATACTCAATAGGTATGTCAAGACACTCTGCCATTGTTTGAGTGATACCCACTACTAAACCAATCATAACTGCGGCACTGGCATTCTGACTACCGTGGGGAGATTCTGACAATATAAACTGCACGTTGTATTGTCTTATTAGGGAGAGTAGTTTTCTGATTATCTCACTAGCTCTGCGTTGCGTGTCGTCAGACTTCCTAATCCTGCGTTTTTTCTGTTCAGGGGCAGTTTTGATGCATCCGGAAGTATATATTTTACCGAATGCATCTATCACTGTATACCCCCAAGCAGTTAAACTAGGGTCGTTAGTGAGTATTGTAGGAATACGAGTTTTTAGTAATTCTTCCCCTCTTTCTATAACAGCTTCGTCCATCATATCTACAAGTCGTCTTCCTTTAGTCCTTTCCATCCGTATACTTTTTAATTAATAAGTCATAAGAATGCTCCTCATCATCTAAATACTCCACTTGCCATTCTTCTAATTTAGTACCTACATCCCTTATTTTTTTAATAAGTCTGCATTGTCCTATTGGAACTTCACATTTTACAGGATTTCCAAAAGCCATTCTAATGTCACTTGGACGATTTGTATTTATCATCATCTTTTTGCTTTCCTTTCTATTTTAAATTTACTTTCAATTTCTTCCCAAAGTGATATTGTTTCCTCTTTAACTTTGGGTTCAAGATCACCGACCTCTACAATCTCAACGGCTTCATCCATTGAAACAGATAATTTATTCCCACCAAGAGTATACACATTATTTGAAGTATAGTCCTTAATGAATTGTAAACAGTCTTTTATGTTATCAATCCCATAGTCGAAGAGAATTGTAACAGGAGCAGTATGAAATGGTTTCCAAATACTACTTTTAAAAACCTCTATTTCAACTTTTACTCCTGATACACGTTTAACTTCCTTTCCTGCTACTTTTATCTTATTCGTTATCTTCTCAGGTTTATTGAATCGTAAACGTAAACTTGAATAAAATCCAACAGACTCCCCGCCAGGGGTGGTGTACTTCTGAAATGACCTCGGGTCTATATTCACCCTTACCTGATTACTACACACCATCAGATAGTTCTTTAAAGCAAGAATACGGCAGGTTTTACGAAGTTCTTCACTAAACTCTTTAGCCCTTCTCATTCCCATTTTATCCCCGTCTTTTCCTTCCATTTCCATATCAGTTGAAAGAGCAGCAAGAGAATCAGCAAATACACCATGTATTACTTTATCGTTTTCCACTTCCCAATCTCTTACTGAACTGAAAACTTCTGGTACTGTATTTGATCTGAAATAATCCTTATCATTCAGTTCAAGGCCAAACAATTTAGCAAACCGTCTATTGAGACGTGCTTCGGGGTCGTGAAACATGATTTCTCCTTTTTGGCGTTGGACACTTCCTGCAATTTCGGATAAGAGAATGGTCTTGCCTGAGCCACTAGGTCCAAAGGCTTCCACAAGTATTCCACCTGGTAGCCCCCCACCGTGTACCCGTCCTCCTGATATAGCCAAATCAAGTAAAGTACTACCTGTACTGATAACCGTCCCGAAATCGCCATCATATTCATCTTTTTTAATTATTGGTTTTTCACTTCTTTTCTTCATTTGCTGACTTAACTTTTCAGGTTTTTTTGTTCTTTCCATCTTTCATGTCTAAAACAATGATATTTATATAGCTATCTTTAATCCCACTTATCAAAAGCTCTTGTTTGACAGCAGTTTTATAATCCCCAAAGGGGGAGGGTATTTTTTGCTCATCTCTCTGCTCATTAACTCTTTTTATAACTTCTTCTATGAGTTTCTGATCGTTCTCTTTCTCCCTCTCCCCCCTTATCCAGTTTTCCAAGACATATTGTATGATCCTTGATTTAGTCGTTTTCTTTGCAAGGGCATACAATGTCAAGTATTCATGCATCCAGATTGGCATTTTTCCTCCTACCAATCGGATGCTTTTTTCTTTTGCATTAGCTTTTAAAATAGTCATATATAGCTATTTTAAACTGCTGCTTCTGCACAAGATTTCCAGATATCACATTCATCACAATCCTTAAACTTTCCCTCATCCTGTCCAAAAACGTGACCGTAAGGGCATTTACCTTTAGGGGCGCCATCCTCTTTCTCAACTCTTGAGGATCGTCTGGATGTTCTTTCCTTTTTTGGAGCTTCCTCTTTCTCTTCTTCTTCTTTTTCTTCTTTTTCTTCTTTTTCTTCTTTTTCTTCTTTTTCTTCTTTTTCTTCTTTTTCAGGTTCTTCTTCTTTTGCTACACGCGACCGTCTTGAAGTTTTGTGTTCATCCAAATCCTTCTCATCCTCTTTTATAGTTTTCCTTTTCCTTATGGATGGTGTTTCATCAATTTCTTCTAAAGCACCTCCATCTTCCTCACCATCTAACTCAAAGAACTTATCCTCAATTTCTTTGTAATCTAAAACTTTAAAAAGTTCATCAAGGTTTGGAACTTCATCAAGAATAGCCTCATCATAAGGTTCTCTCTTCTCAAAAGAAATATTACGTACTTCATGATAACCACCTTTTTTATAGGCTTTCCATTTTAATTTCATTACTGCTGTTTTACCCTCTTCAAGACTTGGAAAATCTCTGTTAGCTTCATCAAGTTCCATTTCATCATTCAGCACATCCTGAAATAAATAAGTTGATACATCCCATACAGTAGGAACTTCTTCATATCCTTTAATATTAAATGGGATTGCAACGTACAAACTTCTTGATTTTCCATAAAGTTCTTTTATTTCCTCTTTATCAGCACCTTCTTTAGCTCTTTTCTCTCTGTGTTCACATATAGGACATGCTTTTCCTTTTCCTATTGATCGTGGGCAAATAATGTTTTCACTTTCTTCACCTGTTCCCACATTCTTATGCACTTTAAAAGGTCTGCGATACCATAATGAACCTTTGGTGGCTACATCATATTGTAAATCTTTATCAGGATGATTGGTGTCTGTTACTTCATAAGGAAGAAAATCAAGTTCAATTTCTCTCATATCTTCCGGTATAGTAAGTGTTTTCAAATCTTTTGGAAGGTTTAAGTAACCAAATGATTTTTTAGATTCCCTTTGTTTTTTTGTGTTTCTTCCAATTTTGTCTCGGAAACTCATTCTTTTTTCTGTCATTTTACTTGTTTTTAAATTTAGTTAATAATTATTGGTTCAATCTTGATGTTCTTCTTGTTCTCGTTCCTGTTTTAATTTTTGAATTTACAGCTTTCTCTTTCTTTTCAATTTCTGCTGAGAAATCCCGAATAACTTTTGGACCACTGAAATACTGTAAACCAAATAATTTGATCAATGCCTCTAACATATCCTTACGTTGTGCTACGGCATCCACAGCACTCTTTGCAACAGCTGCTTCAAACTTCACTTCAAGATACTTCTTATAGGTTTCTTTGTATTCCTTAGTAGCAAGTATGGTATTTGTTATTACTGTTTCTGTTATCTTGGTTGTAATTCCAAAGTCTTCAGGAGCTTCTCTGATTTTCTTATCCGTTTCAGCTTTTACTAAGTCTAACTTCTCGTTTTCAAGAGCAAGTTCTTTGTCCATTTCTGCTTTATGCCTACCATATTTTAGCATTAAAGCTGGTTGATCTCTGCACTCAATGTCAAGATCATCAGGGCTAATTTTAATGTCTTCCTCGTAATTCATACTTCATTTATTTTAGTTAATAATTTCTCTTCAAGCCATAGGATGTAATCTTTTAAATCAGAAGCATCTGTATATCGACAGAGTATTTTTCCATCATACATTTCAATTGAATACCCTGTATCACTTTGATACTTTAATCTTAAATCTTTTTCTGTCATAGTTTTTAATTATTAATTATTGAATAACAAT